CGTTCCGGGTTCACGCGAGCAATCACGCGGGGATCATATACTTCCCCGAGCACCTCCCCGGTGGAGAGGCGCGTCAGGATCCATGAATTGCAGGAAACGGGGGTAAGCATCGGCGGGGTTCCTCGGGTTGTTGGTTAGATGCGGCCGGATTGGATCGCAGCGTAGAAGCCTTGGTTCCCGTGATGCTGCTCCAGCGCATACCGGTAGATCGCCTTTCGGACGCGCTTAGTAAACGCGGGCTGCTTCCTCATCCGGCCGTAAAACTCCCGGACGACGGCCGCATCGGACGTGCCGACGTGCAAACAATTGACGAGCCACACAATCTGGCCGGACGGAATCGGGATGATGAGCGCATCGGACATCGGCGGGTTCCTCGGGGTTAGGCGTAGTATTGGCAAATTTCTGCTTCAGTCGTCTGCAAGATACGGCGGCAGCCATCGGGGCCGCCGAACGTGCCATCGTTCGACGTGAGACCGAGCCGGGCGCGCCGGAACCACCGGAGGGCATCGACGCGCCCCCACCGCTGCTGCAGGGCAAATGGCAGCATGTGGTAGTCGTCGTGCAGCAGGCGATAGGCGGCGTTGGAGAGCTTGGCTGTCTGCATGATGTCGGCCATGGCGGGAACCCTCGGGGTTATGGGATGATGGTGCGGGGTTGTTTCGCTTCAGTATCCTACGTTATTTCGTATCGGCTCGCAAGTAGGCGATAAGGTGCGCGAGCATGACGGCAAATGCCAGGGCCGCCCCCCAAGCCATTGTACGGGCAATGGCACGGGCAAGCTCGGCGCGGATCACGGAATCGTTTAGAAGATCGATCACGGCGGGTTCCTGGTTAGAGGGTTGGTAGGACGCGACGACCCGTATACCGGCCAGCTGTCGCCCCATGGGCCGGGATGTAGATGTCGGCGGTAGCGGATCCGTTACACTTCCGGCAGTCGGCACAATTGGTGACGTTTCCAGCTTCCTTACTGGCCGGGCAGAGACGGCCAACGGGTGTCATTTCAAACGTTTGCGCGCCAATGGTGAAGGACTGGCGAGGGATGACGGTAAAGGTTCCCCATCCCATCCCTCGGGCCTTTTCCCTGTCGTCCGCATTGTCGCATGATGCCATAAGTAACCCGCGGTAATCGCCCGCAATGCGGGCAGAACGCCATTGATGCGTGTAGCCCGTATGCCCTTCGGCATGAGTCAGTAAGGCACGCCAGACGTGAATCGGAACCGCTGTGGGGTCGCCATACGTTCCAAGTCGGACCATGCGCCCAAAGCCTAGGGCCGCAATCGCATCCGGATCACTGGAAATGTCGTCATAAATGCCCCGCGCCAGGCCATCAAATACGGCACGCGGCCCTTGCCCAAGGTTGACATAGCATGTCCGGCCGAAGCCGGTGCCGTCCCCCCGGTGAATACAGCCCCCACATATCGACGCGTCTAGTCCCATCTTCACGGCCGTAATAGGATCAATATCGGCCCGAATGATGTATGTTTGAACCATATTGGCCGTTTTGCTATTGGTGCTCCGGACAATGGCGATAACCGCAAGGGGGGCCCCATCGATGCGCGAGGGGCCGGACCAGATCAGGGAAGACGAAATGACACTGGATATGTCCAGATCTTCTCCGGCAACGCGGAAAAGGTCGCGCAATAGATCGGCCTGTAGCGTGGACGGCATGGCGGGAATCCTCGGAGCGGGGGGAGTGAAGTTAGGCTTACTGGATCCAGTAGACATGATTTCCTACGCTAATGTTGTCGGGACGCGACCACAGGTTGACGTCTTGAGCGGCCTCGTCAAGCTCCTGCGCCTCGTCCTCGTCGTCGGCATTGTCGGCAAGGAACAAAAGCTCGTCGATCAGGGCGCGCTTGGCATCTTCGAATGTGCCGACGACAGTGAAGGGCTCGGCTTCGGGCAGGTATCCGGGCATGTTGTTGCCGATGATGTAGGTGGTGGCCATGGCGATATTCTCTGGTTAGGATGGAAGTGCGGTGCGGTTGACAGGTAGTATTTAGCACCATGGCGAAATACGCGCAAGAGTCAATTTCAAGATTCTTCGAAGATTGTGCAACAAGGGGCGAGATGGTCGCGAAAGGCTACCATATAGACGCGGCACACGTTGGCGCACGGCACACGGCGCGGACAGACAGGGCGAGGGGAGCTTGGATAGGGCAGCAACCCCCACGCCGCCGCCGTCGTCCCCTGCGTGAGTCTTCTAGTATGATCGGTCATTCTGACCGAATCGGACGCGCTCGAGCGCCAATCCGTTCACCGTTCTGGGAACCGAAACACCCCCCCCCTATCCCCCGGCGGAGGACGGCTGGATCGTGATACCACCTCCTCCCGGCCAGATGGCGTGGGTGCAAGTCTACCGCTAGCGTGGTAGGCAGCGACGTATGGCGTGGTACATGACACCCACATGGAGGCGATATGAGCGCGTGGACGGACGCGGAGAAGGCGGAGTTGGTGGAGGCGGTGTTGGACGGGATGGCGGAGGGGCAGACGGTGCAGGAGACGGTAAAAGAGCGCCAGAAAGCCTTCTGGAAGGCCGGGAAGCAGGCGCCAATGAGCCCAGGGCTGGTGCGGGGCTGGATCCGGGCCAATCCGACGTGGTGGGAGCGATACCAGCAAATGAAGCCGGTGTTAGGGCAGGCGCTGGCGGAGGAGGCCTTGCGGGTGGCCCGAGACAGCACGGTAGGCACGTCGGGTATTGACCGGGTGCTGATCGACACGCTGAAGTGGGCGGCAGCGAAGGCCAACCCCATTGAGTTCGGAGACAAGCAGACGGTGGAGCACCAGGGATCGCCCGTGCTGCAGGTCAAGATCGTGGAGGACGACGTGCCGGTGCGGAACCCGGAGGCCATGCAATCCGGGGTGGTCAGCAGCCTGATCCAGACCCAGCCGATCCTGCTGAGTGCGCCACTCCTCGTGAATCCAAGCAAATCCACCGAATCGGACGACGAGGATGAATTGGCGCTGGAGGTTCAGCCGGTGGATGTGGAAATCCTGGCGGACGAAACCCCAGAACCGAAGCGCCGGAAACCCCGGAAGCGCCCTAACTCCTAGCGCAAAAGATCCATCCGATCCACCAAAACTCCATGCCGAGCAGGCATGGCAGGGACTCCAAGACAAGGGCGAAGAGCCCTTGGTGCGGGAGTTCCTGAGAGAGCGCTATAGCACAGAGTGCTAGAGAAACCCGTACAAACACCGTACACCAGATTACGTTTTGATTACGTTTACATGTCTACCTCTTGACATATGTTTTTGAAAAGCGGTAGTTGTGGGGTAGGGGTTACAGCGTTCACGTGTTCACTGGCGTAGGCGAGCGGTTGGGCCTAGCGAGCCAGTGCGCCACGAACACTCGAACGAACTGCTCCACGTCGCTTCGCTCCGTGCTTAGTCAGCTAACGCTGCCTAAGAGTTAGTGTGGATCTGTGAGCGTAGACGTATAGAGCGCCAATGTCGCAGCGTCGATAACGCCACAACATCGAAACATGATGTCGCGGCGTCTGTGGAAAACTCCGGCGCCCATCTGGACAAACCCAGTGCACCGTCCCACATTCTGAGGAGCAGGGTGGAGCAGTGGGAGCTCGCCGGGTTCATGTCCCGGAGGTCGTCGGTTCGATTCCGACCCCTGCCATATGCCGCATCAAGACAGCGCAGACCGGGCGCAGGATTCGCAGCCATCGGGCACGGGCGGTCACTTACGCATCCCCCGTCGCTGTGCCGTGTGCGCGGAGTGGTCGCTGCCGCCCAAGCCGGACGCGCCACAGCCCGTCTGCCGCTTTTGTGGGGAACCGTGGATGGCCAAGCCGCTCCGGTCGCGTCCCATGCCAGGATCGAGGGAGTAAGTGCGAAGCCCAATCCCACCCGAGCGCAAAATCAAAATCTGGACCCCGGCGGAAGAAGAGCAGCTGAAGGAATATACCGCCCGAGGCTGGTCGATCCGCCAGATTGCTCAGCTGATGGAGCGATCGAATGGGTCGGTGTCCAACAAACAGGACGCCTTGGGGATCGGAAAAGTCCGCAACGTGCTCAAAATCGGGCGAAATCTAGACACGTCGGGCGCATATGTATCAGGATCGGACAATTCGGGCGCCTATGCCCCGGACTATTCGGCTAAAGAGCCCCCGATCCCGGAGTGGTTGGACGCATTACGGCCCGTTCAACTGGCCGCGCCTCCGAAATATCAGGCGACTCAGACCCCGACCGACCATGTGCTGGTCGCCGGCGACTTCCATTTCCCGGAACACGACCCAGCGGCGTGTAATGTGCTGCTGGAAACGCTCCGGCAACTGCGCCCGAAGCAGCTGATTTTGAACGGGGACACGGTGGACCTACTGGCGGTGAGCCGCTACCCCAAAGATCAGCGCAAAGTCTACCAGTTGCGGGACGAAGTGGCCGCGTTTCATGCGTTTTTGCACGAAGCAGTGCGGATCGGGAGCGCCTGGGGACTAGAGATCGTGGAAACCGAGGCCAACCACAGCGGCAACGGGACCGCCAGCCGGTGGCATCGGTACCTTTCTGACCGCGTTCCGGTGCTCTACGCCCATCCCAAGGCCGAACAGCTGCTCCATTACGAAAATTGGTTCTACCCGGAGTGGGCACCAATCCGTTTGGTGGAATCCGTGGTCCTGAACGAGGAATTACTGGTCATTCATGGCGATATGGTGCGGAAACACGCCGCCTATAGCGCCCGTGGCCACGCTGAAAAGTGGCATTTTAGTGTGATGCACAGCCATACCCACCGGATGGGCGCCACAATGGAGCGAATTCCGGCGGTCGGCGGGCGCGAAGAGAGCGTACGCCGCGCCTACGAGATCGGCTGCATGTGTCAGCTCAACCCAAGCTACGCCAGCGCTCCAAATTGGACCAACGGCTTCGCCATTGTCGCCCTGAGCGACGAACCGGGGCTTTATGGGGTGGATTTAGTCAGCATCCAGCAGGGCAAAGCCGTCGTTCCATCGCTTGGCCAGACCATTACGGGGCGCTAATGCCACGGAAATCCGCCAAACCCGCCGCCTGGACCCCACCTCCCGGCCTCAAGATCGAAGTTGGGGTCAGCCGAGGGGATTTATTCCTGAAAGCGGAAAGCACCCCAGCCGAAGCCGCGAATGTCGCTCGCATGTTGGTGGCGATGGTGCGATTGGTGACGGGCGAGGCGCCAGATCTCCTGCCTCACGCCGATTCGGTCCCCGGCATGGTCTTGGGCTATGATTGGGCGGAGGAGTACAGTGGGCAGATGCGACCAGATCGGCGCCCTGCCGTGGGGTTTCGGGTCAAATAGGACCATATGGCCAGCACACGCGGCAAACACAAGGGCGGCACCCAGGAAGCCGTAGTTCGGCTCCACAAGCGTCACCACGGCCAGCAGCGGATCGCCGAGCACCCCGCCCGATTCCGAGTGGTCATGTGCGGGCGCCGATGGGGGAAGAGCGCCTGCGGCATCCGAGAGGCGTGTGACGTGGCCTTGAGCGGCAAGCCAGTCGGCTGGTTCGCTCCGACCTACAAAATCGCGCTGGAGGCGTGGCGGGAGCTGATAGATCGTTTGGCGCCGGTGACCCAGCGCATGTCCGAGCAGGATAAACGGCTGGAGCTGGTCACGGGCGGCGTGATCGAAGTCTGGACGCTGGACACGCCCGACCCGGCCCGTGGCCGTAAGTATGCGCTGGTGGTCATTGACGAAGCCGGGATCGTGCGTGAACTCTTAGACGTGTGGCAAGCGGCCATTCGCCCCACGCTGGTGGATTTTAAGGGTCGCGCCCTGATTCTGGGCACCCCGAAGGGCCGCCGCCACGGTTTTGTCACTCTGTTTACCCGAGGCAGCACTGGCACCGACCCCGACTGGCAGAGTTTTCGCGCCTCGACGCTGGAGAACCCGTTCATCCCGGCGGACGAGGTCGAAGCGGCTCGCCGTGAGCTGCCACCGGAGATTTTCGCGCAAGAATTTGAAGGCATCCCCACCGATGACGGCGCCAACCCGTTTGGTTTGGAAGCCCTACGTGGAGCACTGGGTCCTGTCTCCACCGAACCCCCTGTCGTCTACGGGATCGACCTCGCTCGATCCATCGACTTTACCGTGGTCTGTGGTCTGGACGCTTACCGACGCGTCTGTCTGCTAGACCGATGGCAAGCCCCGTGGGCCGTCACGAAAGACAAGATCCGCCGGATGGTGGGACAGACGCCGGTGATTGCCGACGCCACCGGCGTGGGCGATGCCATCGTGTCCGATCTGGACGACAGCGGCGTCCTTGTCACCCGCCACGTTTTCACCCAAGCGTCCAAGCTCCGCCTCATGCAGCGCCTCGTCGCGGCGTTCCAAGGCAAGGAACTCGTCATCCCGGACGATGACGCCAGCCGCTGGCTGTACCACGAACTGGAATGTTTTGAGTTCGAGTACACGGCCACCGGGGTCCGATACGAGGCGCCTCCGGGGGAACATGACGACGGCGTCATGGCGCTGGCGCTGGCCCTCCACGGCTGGGACCGGGTCCAAGGGGCCATCCCGGAAGCGCCTCCGGGCTTGCGCTTTGTTGGCAATGACCCTAATGTGGAAAACGAGGAGTTCTCCACAATCGGCCGTGGGCAAGTGCCCGGCGATTATGCCGCGCAACTTCCTGGAGGGTGGTAATGAAAAAGGACAAGACGAAGCGCGGCATGGAAGCGGTGTTGGATAAGGTGGAAGGCAAGCGCAAGCCGGCGCTGAAGCGCAAGCCGGGCATTGCCATCATGATTGCCGTGGGCAAGCCCAAGCCGGGCATGGGAAAAGACGAGCCGCCGATGGATGACGAGCGCGACTTCTCGCCCAAGAAAGCGGTCGAGGCCGGCAAGATGGCGCAGCTGGAGCGGCGCATTGCCGAGCTGGAGGCGGAGATTGCTCGGCTGAAGGGACACGAAGCGGATGAACCCGACGAAGACACCGAAGAGGAGTCCTACTAATGGCCAGCGGCTGCAACGAGTTCATCAGCGTCCTGTTTCACGCCCGCAATCAGGCCCACATCTTCCACCTCCAGACTAAGTCGTTTGCCCGCCATTCGGCGCTGGGCAGCTTCTACGACAGCATCGTGGATCTGGCGGACCGGTTTGTCGAGGCGTATCAGGGCAAGTACGGCATCCTGAAGGGCTACAAAGCCGAGCCGGACTTTGAGGAGGGCGACGACGCGGTGCTGTCGTTCTTTGCCTCGCTGGAGCGGTATGTGGCCAACCATGCCAGCAAGCTGCCGAAAGACCCGGATCTGGTGAACATCCATGCGGATATTCTGGACCTGATCCACACCACGCAGTACAAGCTGAAGCACTTGAGCTAAGGGGCTGGCATGAGCCGATGGCTGTCACGCATTCGGGAATGGTTCAAGCCCGCGCCTCCGCCGGTGGTGTCCCCAGCCCCACACGGAATGGACGTGCTGTGCCAGACCTACGGCGCCACGTATCTCCGCGATGTGTTTGACGGCGAAGTGCAGCTGACGCTGATCCGGCCTGACGCCACGCTGTCGGCACGAGGTCCGACGACGGCGGCGGCGCTGGAATCGCTCAACGTGAAAGCTCTCAAGTGCTGGGGGGCGATTGATGCGTAGCTGGCACTGGCGCAATCTCCCGCATCGCCTGCGCGGGTGGCAGGAAGAGCTGAAGCACTTGGCCAAGATCGGGCTGGATGCCGAGCTGCGGATCAAGGTCCGCCCCGCTGGCGGCGAATGGCAAGACCTTGGCGTTGCGTCTCGCCGCGTGGTGACGACCGTCGGCGCCGGGTTTATTGCCGATGCGTTCATGAATCTGACGGAGCTAGAGACCATGAACTATCATGACTCTGGCACGGGCACGAACGCGGAAAGCGCCGGAGATACGACCCTGCAGACGCCAGCCGGTCCGGCGCGTGTGACCGGGACGCAGTCCAAGCCCACGTCGGTCCAGTATCGTACGGTCGGAACGATCACGTATACGACCAATCAGACGATCACCGAGCACGGGATCTTTTCGGCCTCAACCAGCGGCGTGCTGCTGGATCGGTCGGTGTTTACCGGGATTGCCGTGTCCAACGGGGCGCAGATTGAGTTTACCTATACGCTCACCGTGAGCACGGGGACGTAATGGCAGACAATCTTGGGTATACGCAAGGTTCCGGCTCCACGGTTTCGACGGAAGAAGTCACGACGCTAAATGGCGGCGCCGTCACAGCGCAGCACATGCAGCGTGTCGCGGCTGCCATCAGCACCGCTAACGGTGTCGGAATTGATCTCCCCGGCGATGCGACCAATGGGTTGGATGTAGACGTAACCCGCGTGTCAGGCAACGTGACGGTGGTGCAAGCCACCGCTGCCAACCTAAATGCGGCTGTCACAGGGACGGTAACGGCCAACGCCGGAACCGGGTCGTTTACCGTGGCGCAGGCGACGGCGGCAAACCTCAACGCGACCGTGACGGGCACCGTGACGGCCAACGCCGGCACAGGGAACTTTACCGTCACGCAAGCGACCGCCGCCAACCTGCAGACGACGACGACGCTAGCAGCCGGTACGGCGTATGCGGGGCGCGTGCGTATTACAGACGGCACCAACGACCTTACGGTCGATACGGTGCACAACGACGGGGAGTCGGCCACTGAGAATCATCTGGATGTGGCGTCCAAGATGATGGGGCTCAACAGCGCCGGCACGTTCGACATTCAGCGCGTCAACACGACGGGCTTTAAGGCGGCGACGTTTACCACGGCGCAGACCAGCACAATCGTCTGGACGCCAACGGCTGGCAAGGCGTTAGTCATCACCTACTTGCAGATCCAGTCGTATGGCACGACGGCGGGTACCTGCATCGTGTATTTTGGCGCTGGGGCGTATGCGCGTAACACCAACTTGCCATTGTTCGACGGCGAATTTGCGCCAAGTGCTACGCTAAAGCCCGTTGTCACGGTGCCATTCGCCGTTGGTCCTCGCGGCGCGGTCAACGATTCGGTGCGTATCACGACCACCGGCGCGCAGTCGGTCACGGTCGTAGTGCACGGGTACGAAATCTAATGCTGCTGACGCTGCTCTCCCCTCGGCGCGTACTGCAGGCGCTCAGTGGTGTGCTGACGGCCAGTGGTACGGTTGCACTGGTACCAAAGACGCCGCTCGCCATTGGTGGCGCTCTAACGATGAGCGGAGCGATCTCGCCGCGTTTGATTGTCACTAAAAGTGTCAGCGGGACATTAACCGGCAGCGGGACCGTCGCAACGCAGTACACTCCACCGCAGGATTTGCTGCTGTTGCTCCTGCGTCGAAACCAAACGGACTGAGGCAGACATGGCGAATACGATGGTCAACTACTTCACGCAGTGGACGGAAGTCGCCACGCAGAACACCAACGTGGCCGCAACGGCCACGCACGCCGGGGTTGCGGGGCAGCGCCACTTTATCACGGGCTACAGCGTGTCGTCGTCAGCGGCGCCGGCGGCGGCAGTGAGTGTGACGATCAAGACTGCCAGCACGACGCTGGAGCAGGTCGAGTTGCCAGCGGCAGCGTTTGCGCCGATTGTGGTCAACTTCAGCTCGCCAATCCGGGGCGGTATCAACGAAGCCATTACGATCACCTGTCCGGCCGTTGGGGGCACGACCCGTTCCACGGTCACGGTGCGCGGCTTCACAATGTACGAGTGATGTGGTTCGTTTCGGTCGTGACCAACGTGCTGTGGGCGGGCGTTGCCGCCTACGGGATTTGGCGGTGGGCGCAGGTCGCGGAACAGTTCGCGCCGGTCCCCGCCGACCCGATTGAGGCGCCGGTTGCCATCAAGGACATCCCAGAAGACCTGATGGCCTTGGCCATGACCGAACGGGAATCGTGGGCGCAGGAAGAGCTGGTGCGCGTCATTCAGGAGCGGTATGACACGCTGAAGGACTGGAACCGGGTGCGATCCAGCATGGGCGTCGGGATTATCAACGAGGCGGTGTAAGCGATGACCGGACCAAACACCGAGATGGTTTTCGACGATGAGATGGCCCGCCTCATGGAAGGGCTATCCAACAACCCGATGGGTCCGAATGAGCAGGTCAAGCCGAACCCGCCGAAGGACAACCAGTCGTCGCCGCAGGAAAACGCGCAGGCCATGATCCGGGCGTTGTACGGACACGATTGCCCGCTGGCCGACGAGGAGTCGGCGCAGGACGACAACTCATGGGCACGGTGGATCCGGGGCCTCTGGAACTCCCGCCGCGACAGTGTGCAGATGCACCTGCATCTCACCGAGCGCAATCGCCTGTTTCGCTCTGGGCAGCAGTGGATCTCCGCGACCGGCCTTGGGCCGTGGCGTGAGCCGGCTCGCCCGCGTGACGCGGCCCGTGTCGTTTACAACATGATTGACAAGGCGCTCGACCAGCGCCTGCAGATCATGATGGACCAGAAGCCCGGCTTTGCCATCACGCCGATGACCGCCGACCCGGAAGACAAGCGGTCCGCGCAGGCCAAGCAGATGGCGCTGGAGTATCAGTACAACCAGATGCGGATGGACCGACTGGCCCGTGAAGCGGCCTTCTGGGCACAGACCGACGGCGTCAGCTTCTGGCACCTCTTCTGGAACCCGGATCGCGGGCCGTGGGACGAGCGGTTGGGTGAAGAAGCCGGACAGAAGAAGCCGTTGGGAGACCTCGATTGTCAGACCCTCCGGGTCGAACAGGTCCGAGTCGCCAGTAACGCCACCGCCACGCAAGACCCGCATTGGGTCATCATCCGAGAGGTCATCGGACGGGAAGAAGCGGCGTTTCGCTATGGCGTCTCGGGCCTCGACGCGGCGGATACGAACTATTCGAGCGCGGTCATGCCGGCCTACTCCGGCGCGGAAGGCATGGGGACGTGGGTGCTCTCGCAGACCACGATTGGCGAAGGGCAGCGCCTCCGCGACCAGAAGGTCACCGAGCGGTTTACCGTGTACCTCAAGCCGCACCCCGACGTGCTCCCCGACGGGATGCAGATGATCATTGTCGGGAACGAGGTAGTCTTTGGCCCCTCCCCGCTCCTTTGGGGCGTGATCCCCGTCGTGCCGGTCCGCGATGGCAGCAGCGACCCGTCGTACTATCCACGCCCCATCATGGAGCAGTGGATGGACCACCAGATGCGGACCAACGCGCTGCTCTCCAAGTGGGTCGAGAACATCCGCGTGAACGCCGGTGGCCGGTTCCTCACGCGTCCCAACGCCATCGCCACCGAGACGTTCTTGGGTGGCGTGACCTCCATGATCGAGGTCCGTGGCGCTGGCAGCATGGCCGATTCCATCCAGCCGGTGAACGGGTTCTCTATCGGCACGGACGTGAAGGAAGCGTTGTCGCTGGAGCGGCAGGCGTTTGAAAACGCCTCCGGGTGGAATCAAGTCAGCCGTGGGCAGACGACCGGCGAGTCGGGGCGCGCGATCATCGCCACCCGCGAGCAGCTGGAGCGCGTATTCAGCCCCGTCGTCGCCGCCCTGGCGCAGGCGTTTACCGACTGGGCACGGGTTGCGCTCGCCGGCATGGCGTGGGGCTACGACATTCCTCGCTCGCTTGGCGCGGTCGGCAAGGGTCGTCCGGATCTCGCCCGTTCCATCTCCGCCTCGGACTTCGATGGCGAGGCGGATGTGAAGGTCGAGCCGATGACGATGATGCCGATGCCAATGGCGTTCCGCATGTATCTGCTGGACAACTGGCTGCAGTCGGGCGTGATCGACCTTAAGGAATACCGCCGCCGGCAGCGGTTCGCGCTGGCCTCGGATATTGGCACGCCGGACGAAGACCAAGAAGCACGGGCGCAGCGGGTGGCGGAAGCCATCCGCATGGGCACGCAGCCGCCGGAGATCCGGTGGCAGGACAACGAAGCCATCCACCAAGACGTGCTGGAGCGGGAGATCCTGCTACAGGACGACTTGGACCCGATGATCATTGCCGCAGCGCAGGAACGGTGGTCCGCCCTCGCAAATCAGGCAATGCAGAAGCAGGGCGGCGCACCGCCGCCTGCCGGTCCACCGGGCGCTCCCGGTGGTGGCGCACCGCCCAGTGGTGGCCCCGGTGGCCCGCCCGCTGCATCGGTCCCGCCGATCCCCCCGGCCAATCTTCCCTTGGCAGCCAACAACCCGCCGATCGGCGTCGCGCCCATGATGAACGCGGCCGGCTCCGACGCGGAACAGGCGGCGCGTCAAGCGGACATTTTGAGCCGACAGCAATAAGAGGAACGTATGACCGCCCCTGTCATGGACATCAACGCCGTCATCAAGGAAGCCGCTGCCGCTGCGATCCCCGCACCGGCACCGGAACCGGACACGAGCGTTGCGCCAGACGCCGAAGCGACCGAGGCCGTTGAAGACACGGATCTCGAAGAAGCGCCGACCGACGAGGAACAGCCTACCGAAGAGTCCACGGACGAGGCGGCGCCGGAAAACGCCGATCTGCCGGATGGCTATGTCGCCGTCCCGACCGTCACGGAGGGGCTGGCGGCGGAGTTCACGCTGAAGGACGCGGAAGGGGAGGTCGAAGTTCCCGACCTGATCGTCGAGTACAAGGCCAACGGCAAGGTCCGACAGGACCGGCTCGATCAGGTCGTCAAGCTGGCCCAGTGGGGCGTGTACAACCAGGAGCGCGAAGAGAAGGTCAAGGCGATGGAGCAGGCCGCCGTCGAACGGGACCAGCTCGCGCAGCTCGTCGCGGAACGGGAAGCGCAGATGGAAAAGCTGCTGACCGATCCCGATTTCCTGTACAGCGTCCAGCAGGCGTACGAAGAGGAAAACTCCCCGGAGCAGCGGGCCGCTCGGGCGGAGGCACAGGTGCAGAACGTCTACCTGCAGCAGCAGATGCAGGGGATTTCGCAGCAAGGCGAGCAGTTCTATGTGGCCGAAGTCGCCCCAGCCCTTGACATGATTACCAAGGCACTGCCGACGGTTTCGGAGCAGGAACTGATGAGCCGCATGGAGATGGCGATGCAGGCGCACGCGGAGATGGCCCCCAATGGGGTGCCATACGTTCCGCCGTCACGCTATGACGCCATTCGGCAGTACATCGTCGAAGACCTCGCGATGTGGGCACAAGCGGTCCATGCGCGGCGCGCCACCCCAGCGACTCCGTCCAAGGCGGAGCGCGAATTGGAGCGAGCCCGTGTGCAAGCGCAGAAGGCCAAGCGAGTCGTCGGCCAGACCACACGACCGGTTGGGCAGCCGGGGCGGGAAGGCCCCGCCAAAGCCGCCAAGCCGTCCAACATTGACGATGCCGTGTCCAGTGCGCTGAACTCGGTGTTGTCGTCCATTCGATAACTGGGAGTAACGAACCATGCCGGCCCCTACAGTCATTACCGATACGGAACTGACTGGTCTTCTCAAGAACGTCTATAGCCAGTTCCGTGAGAAGGTCCAGAACCTCGTCACCCCGCTCCTCGCGCAGCTGGAGAAGGGCAAGGCGGGCGGCCCCCGCAACATGCGGTGGGGTGGTAACAACGTGTTCTTCGACGTGGTCGTCGGGCGTCCGTCCGGTGCCACCTTCTCGCAGGCCGGGTACTTCCCGCCTGACACCACGGCCACGGAAGTGCAGGGCAACGTCGGGGTGGTGCGTGCCTACACCACGCGCCAGATCGACGGCCTCGCCTTCATCGGCACGCAGTCGAAGGATTCCGCCTTCACCACCATCGCCACCAAGACGATGGAGGAAATCAAGGAGGCGTCGCAGCTCCTCATGCAGCAGGCGCTGCACAACAAGCAGGACGGTGTTGTGGCCCTCGTCGGCTCCGTCACCAGCACGACGGTCATCGTCGTGTCCAGCCCGTATGGCGTTTCCGGCGCCGGACAGGGTGGCCTGCTCCTCTCGGTCGGTGACTACATCGCCGTCCTCAACAACGCGGACAACACGGTCCGGGGTCGTGCGTCGATCACCGCCATCAGCAACAGCGGCGACAACGCCACGCTGACGCTCGGCACGGCCATCGCGTCGATGGCGTCGACGGACAAGATCGTCAAGGCGACGGCGAACGATACGTCGTTCAACAACGCCATGAACGGCCTTATCAACATCACGAACCGTGGCGGCAGCTACGGCACGCTGCACAACATTGCCCAGTCGTCGTACCCGATTTGGGACGCGACGCGGCTGGTGGCGGGGACCGATACACCGGATGTGAGCCAGCCGACCGAGTCGGATATCTGGGATCTCATCCAGAAGATCGCTGGGCGCTCCGGTAAGGACGCGATGGTCCGTCCGCAGGACTTCCTCCTGATGACGACTCCCGGCCTCGCGAAGAAGCTCATGGAGTCGATGGTGGCGCAGCGTCGCTTCACCGCCGGCGAGTTCAGCACCACGATCAAGGGCGGCTACAAGGCCCTCGAAGTGTGCGGCGTGCCGATGGTGCAGGACTACTACGTCCCCGCTGGCACCATCTACCTCCTCCACATCCCCTCGCTCGCGTGGGTGGATGCGAAGGATTGGGGCTTCGTCGAGTTCGAGGGCGCCGGTCCGTGGCGTTGGCTCCAGGGCCGCGATGCCTTTGAGACCACGTACGGCTGGTACGGCAACCTCGCCTGCCTCGCGCGAAACGCGCACGGCAGCATCACGGGCTACACCGACACCACTCGGTACAGCCACGTCGCCTAACTCTGCGACTGGGGGGCGTCACACAGGGTGGCGCTCCCCACGTAGGGGTTCTCTTCTGGAGTCTTTCTCATGGCAAATTGGCCTTTTGCATTTCGGCCACTGCCCGGTCGGTTTGGCAATATGCTGGAGTTTGTGGACGCGCCGCTTGGTACGGGCGGTACGTCCGTGGCCAACTCCACAACCACGACGGTGCTGGTCCCGACGCCGTACACCAAGGTGTATCTGGATCGGGTCTCGATCAGCGCCATCACGCCAGCGGCATCGACGACGGCAGTGACCGTGCAGGTGTTCAAGCAGTCAGGCGCAACCAAGACGGCCCTGACGGCGGCAACGAGCATCAAGTCGGATGTCATCACCGGGGCCAACCCGGCGGTGTACGTGGTCGCCATCTCGGGTAGCGACACGGCACGGCTTTTCCAGCCGGGCGATGTGGCGATCGTTGATGTCGTCGCGGCTGGCACCGTGACGACGCAGCCCGTGCTTGCGGTGCAGGCTGCCTTCTCGGTGGTCAACTAAGCGTATGAGCGTCGTCCTGCTCAACGCAGCGGGCACCCCGGAGCCGTCGCCGGAGATCCAGCGGCGGCTTCGTGGGGTGGACCCGCATCTGCACTTGCGGTTTGTTCAGGCCGGCGGATCGCATTGGGCGATCTGCTGGACGTGGCGCGACAGTGATCCGCGCCGGGAACGGATTCAGCAGCGCGACTTGGACCCGGACAAGGCGTACGACATCATCGGGTATCTGCCGATGACCTGTCCGGCGGACGAGGCGCCCGCATACCTAGAGCGGTCGCTGCGGACGTTCCCGAAGGATGAGATTCAGCGCGTGGCAGATGACATCTATCGCTATAACCAGTCTGCTCCGGTCAATGCGGCGCTGGAGGAAGCGATGGCAGAGGTGCTGGATCGGGCGGACCCGACCGGGCTGGTGAAGCGCCCGCGTGGGCGTCCCCGAAAGGCTTCTTAGCGAGAGGAACGGATGGCGACCATTACCCGTGGCGAGCTGGTGTCGCTGACCCGCGAACTGATGGACGCGGTCGGATCGACCCGGTGGTCCGATGAGATCATCAAGCAGATCCTCAACAACACGTATGATACGGAATGGTCGAACATCCTGAACGCCTATCCGTATTACACGTTTACCCAGAAGACCGTGTCCACGGACGAGAGCGGGCAGATCCCGTTCACCGAACTGGATACGGGCGGTGGCGATACGATGCAGCACTTCTACCGCGTCCTGTCGGTGAATGACGGGAGCGTCATCTACACCGAGACGCGCTTTCAGGATGTGCCGCTGGCCACGACGACCAATTACCTGCCGACGTACCCGCGACTCTACTACGTCATTGACCAGAAGCTGCAGCTCCTCCCGGTGCTGTCGGCCAAGACGATCTATGTCGCGGTGAACTGGAAGCCGACGGCGCTGCTGGATCTCTCCAGCGATAGCGCCACGATCAACTTCCCCGAGAACAACTACATCGTACTGGCCGCTGAAGCAGCGGCGGCGCTGCTGCTGAAGGGCGGCGCAGAAGCCAATGCCGCAGCCAACTACAAGAAGCTGGCCGCTGACAACCGCGAGATCATTCTGGACGACCTGCGCCGGCGCACGATCAACCCGACGCGCATGGCGTACCCGGATCTCCGCTACGATTGGGCGGGTGGCTAATGGCCGGCGACCGGCTGGCCGATCAGCAACCGCAGATGAACGGGGGGCTGAACGCCGTGTCCGACGATACGGCGCTCCAGCCCAACCAGCTGCGGCGGGCCATTAACGCCCGATTGACGGACTACGGGGCAGCGACGAAGCGGGGCGGCACGCAGCGCACCTCGACTAACCCGCTTGCCGCGTTTGCCGTCACCAACGGCTTTACGTGGAACCGGGACAGTGGGTCGCCGCAGATTCTGGCGATCTGTAATGGGGGGCTGTATACGGCCACCTACAACAGCTTCCCGTGGACCTACACCGCCCGGACTGGGGCACTGTCTACCGTCACCTTCCCGTCTTTCGCACAGTTCCGTGACACGGGCGGGAATGACGTGGTGTACATCGCGGATGGTGGGCTGCTGAACAAGTGGGACGGCACAACGCTGACCACGAACATTCTTGGCACGGCGGACGCGGGGGTCATCTGCGTCCACAACGAGCGGCTCTGGAGCGTCGGCAATAGCGCCTACCCGGACAGCGTCTTCTACTCCGATCTCAACAACGGCGATACGCTGGGCAACGGGGCGCTAGCCGGTGGACAAATTGTCG